CCCAATCTTGTGGACAACATGAGAGCGGCTAAATCTAAATAAGGAAAAATCATGAAATTTAAGCTAAACAAGTCCACCATGCCCAAATTCACCAAAAAGGGTAAAGCTGGGGATGACATGATGTCCATGGACAGCAAACCTCTTAGGATGGGCCACGGAGGCATGAGCAAGGGCATGATGGGCGGCGGTTCTGTGTCCAAGGTCCAATCTCGCGGCAACGGGGCAGCCAAGAGCAATACGACACGTATTTGCTAAGGGGACAGCCATGGCCCTCTCTGAAACCAGAAAGCGTTTTAACGAAGAATTTAAAAGACAGCTAGGGGAAAAAGGCCCAACTTTTGAATTTGAGGGCAAGACTTACTCCAAGAAGATGGCCTCTGATGTAGAGTCAAACCCCAACAAGGCGACCAGCGGGACCTACAAGCCAAGGGAAAGTCGGGGCGATGTTAAGTTTTCTTCGTCTTCCAGTGACGAGCCAAAATCCGCAAGGACCCTGTCTGGGGATCGCCCGGGCCCTACGGTTGCTAGGGCCAAGGAAATGCAAGCTGCCCGGGACAGAAGGGATGCCTTGGACAAGAGGGATGCCCTAGAAACGGACACCACGCTAGAAGAGGTCGCTACTATTGGTCCCGGACTTCTCAAGATGGCTGGAAAGAAGCTTTTTGGCTCTGCCAAAAAAGGTGCTGAAGAGTTTGTGAAAAAGGACCCTTCTTTCTACGATGACCTTTTTCCCAAAATTGGTTACGACAAAAACGTCACCGCAGCGCCCACTAAAGCCGAGATGATGACAAAGCAACGTGCTGATCGTGCGGCAGAGAAGTACCAAGAGATGTTGAAAGAAAATGCCGACAGGTACGGCATTGACATGTCCACAGTTCCTCAATCAAGCTTGGACAACATGAAGAAAAATGTCCTTGGCGAGGGTCAAAACTTTAGATTTAAGAAGGGCGGCATGATCAAGAAGTACGCTAAAAGCGGCTCGTCAGACAAGTCCCCTGCGCGGGGGAACGGATGCGCCGTCCGGGGCCTGACCAAAGGAAAGCAGTACTAAATGCCAAACAACTCCAAAAAAGAAGACTATAACTTTGGCAGCACAAAGGACTACACTCTCAGGCTTGACGGTGGCGGATCAGGCAACGAGTATGGGGCTGGGGCGGGAGGTAGACTTACTGCCACCAAGGAAATTGGTAAAAATACCAGCATTGACGTTAACGTAGATGGATTTGCTTTTAAGCCAAAAGATGAGGGCGTACAAGGCAGAATTACTGGTGCGGGTTTTACTCTTACCAAGAAATTTAAGCATGGCGGCTACATTAAATCCAAACGAAAAAGCACTTAAATGGCCACCTCTGGTACTGCAACCTTTAATCTTGAGTTTAATGACCTGATTGAAGAGGCCTACGAACGCTGTGGACTGGAGTCTAGGACAGGCTACGACCTCCGCACGGCCCAGCGTTCCCTAAACCTCCTGTTTGCGGACTGGGCGAACCGGGGGCTCAATCTCTGGACCATAGAGCAGCGTTCCGTGGCCATGGTGGCAGGAACAGCCCAGTACAACCTGCCTACGGACACCGTAAATGTGATTTCTGCGGTAATTCGCACTGGATCAGGCACTTCGCAGCAAGACATCACCATAGACCGGATCAGCCAGAACGAGTACCTGTTCATGCCCAACAAGCTGACAACAGGCCGTCCGGCTCAGTATTTTGTCCAAAGGACTACCACTCCGGTCCTGTTTGTATACCCAGCACCGGACACTGCCCAAACCTACACTTTTAGGTACTACGCCATTCGCAGGATTGAGGACGTAGGCACATACACCAACACCGCTGATGTGGTGTTCCGTTTTCTGCCTTGTTTGGTGGCAGGCCTGTCTTACTACCTTGCTCTCAAAAAAGCCCCTGAACGCATCCAGTTGCTGAAGACAATCTACGAGGAAGAGTTTGCACGGGCGGCAGTAGAGGACAGGGACATTGCCAGCGTCTACTTGACCCCGGACTTTGGGCAGTAACCATCATGGGTGGATATGCTGAAGGCAAGAGAGCACTTGGCATATGTGACCGATGTGGCCAAGAATTTCTCCTCAACACTCTAAAAAAGGAGTGGACAGGGTTCAAGGTTTGTTATGAATGCTATGAGCCGAAGCATCCGCAGCTTGAGACAAAGCGGACGGTTACCGACCCGCAGGCTCTATTTGAGCCCCGCCCAGAGGCCATAGCTGATTTGAGTGTGTTTGTGGGTTCCCCGGCGGATTCCGCCTTTGCAAGTGTTGGAATGCAGCCTGCCCCGATTGCCCCCGCAATCATCCTTGGGGTTACAATTGGGACTGTTACGGTTGAAATAACATGACCATATCCCAAACAGCTACCACCAGTTTTAAGGTTGAGCTTGCTCAGGGCTTACACAATTTCGGCCCTACTGCCCCCAATACTTTTAAGATTGCCCTGTACACCTCCAGCGCTTCTTTGGGAAGCGCTACAACCGCCTACACGGCCACGGGCGAGGTGGCCAATGGCAGTGGCTACACCACAGGCGGGGAGACCTTGGTGGTGAGCACAACGCCAACATCCTCCGGAACAACCATGTTGTTGTCTTTCAGTGATGTCACTTGGGCAGGAGCTAGTTTCACGGCCCGTGGCGCGTTAATCTACAACAGCACAAATGCCAATCGCTCGGTGGCAGTACTGGATTTTGCGACAGATCAGACAGGGACTGGAAATAACTTTATTATTAGGTTCCCCTCGTCAAATGTAACCAGTGCGATTATTCGCATCTCATGACATGAACTACGCCGCACTTGTGTCTGCCGTTTCCTCCTACACGGAAAACACTTTTCCTACGGTGGACATGAATATGTTCATCACTCAGGCTGAGAAACGCATATACAACGTTGTACAAATTCCCGCCTTACGCAAGAATGTCACGGGCGCCACAACGGCAAATAATAAGTATTTGGCTTGCCCTGATGACTTCCTGTCTTCTTACTCTTTAGCAGCAATAAACCCAACTACGGGCGCGTATACGTACTTGCTGAACAAAGATGTAAATTTTATCAGGGAGGCATATTCCACTCCTACAACAACCGGATCTCCCAAGTACTACGCGCTGTTTGGCCCAGCAGTTATATCCAGTGTTATCACAGCAGAATTATCCTTTATCATTGGCCCAACTCCAGACGCTGCTTACAGCGTAGAGCTTCATTACTACTACTACCCAGAGTCGATTACCTCTGCCGGTGCTACTTGGTTGGGCGATAACTATGACCCCGTGCTCTTGTATGGGACACTGGTAGAAGCTTACACCTACATGAAGGGTGAGCAGGATATGATTGGCCTGTATGATGGCAAGTACAAAGAGGCAATGGGACAACTGAAACGTCTGGGTGACGGGCTTGAGCGTCAAGACGCATACCGCAGTGGGCAAGCCAGAGTCCCGGTAACATAACATGGCTACTTGGACTCCGATTAACACGACGACAGCCTCAACGTCTTACGACTTCAACCCGTTTGCGAATTTTGCTTATGCGGAAGGTTCTTTTGCTGACGGAATTATTTACCCTGATTGGGGTCTTATCGACACATTGCAGGCATCAAATTGGGGTGTAATAACAACTGAAGCCGCCAGTAGTAACTATGACTTTAACCCGTTTGCAAATTTTGCTTACGCTGAAGGTTCTTTTGCTGACGGGGTTGTTTATGATCCGTGGACTTTAATTCCCACAAATTAACGAGAATACTATGGCACTCAAACTTGGGGATAGAGTAAGGGAAACAACTACAACAGTTGGTACTGGCAACATTGCTCTTGGCGGCGCTGTATCTGGTTTTATCTCATTTTCTTCTGTACTGAGTAACACGGATACCACGTTCTATGCAATGTTTGGCGGCAATCAATGGGAAGTTGGCATTGGAACATACGTATCTGCTTCCAACATAATTCAACGTACCACGGTTTTAGCGTCATCAAACGGCGGTTCCTTGGTTGACTTTGTGTCAGGCACAAAAAACGTAGTTCTTACCCAGCCAGCAAAACGTGCAGTTTATGTCGATGGAACTAGTGTAGCGGCATCAAATAGTGCTACCGTGCCCAACTCTTTGCTTGCAAACAGCACAATAACCATCAATGGCGTAACTATTGCATTAGGTGGTAGCTCATCTGTTGTCCCAGCGCCTAATCCACTTGTTAACTACACGCTAACGTCTCCAACAATAACCGGCGGGACTTTAACAGACAGCATAACGCAGGGCACTGTTATAACTGCAAACTCGGCTTTTGATGCGTTGCGAATTACACAGGATGGGGCCGGTAATGCGTTTGTAGTTGAAGATGCCAGCAACCCCGATGGATCGCCATTTGTCGTTACCGCCAACGGTAGCGTTGTTGTTGGATACACAAGCACTATCAATGCGGGTGGAGCGGTTAACCCTAAACTTGAAGTGCTTGGTGTAACGTCCTCGTTAAGCACAATTGCATCTGGTATTTATAGCGCAGACACCACGCCAGCAAGCTATTTCTTCCTAAAATCTAGAAGCGCGGCACTTGGAACCAACACAATTGTTCAGTCTAGCGACCAAATTGGTCAGATTGTATTTTCTGGTGCTGACGGCACTACATTTATCCCTGCGGCGTCTATTGTTGCGGAGGTTGATGGAACTCCCGGCACTTCTGATATGCCCGGTCGGTTGTTGTTTAAGACAACCGCAGACGGAGCCGCAACAGCTACAACGGCTGTAACTATTGATAATGCCCAACGGGTTGGTATCGGCGCTGCCCCCGTTTCAGACAAAGGCACGTTCCAAGTTGGAACTATAGGCTACACTGACACGGGCGTAGTTGCTGGATTTGCCTCTAGTGTGGCTGGCTATAACCAGATTGTTTTGCAAAATACAAACGCTGGAGCAACGGCGTCAACTAATTTTAACATCTCCAACAATTCTGGGACTTCCACTACAAACTTCGGTGAGTTTGGAATAAATTCGTCTGGTTTTACTGGAACCGGATCGTTTAGTCAGGCAAGTTACGTCTATTTGGTAGCAGCTTCAACAGACTTGGCTATTGGTACGTACGGCTCAAACAACATCCGGTTTGTGGTGAATAGTGGAGCTACAGATGCTGCCATCATTGATACATCAGGCAGGCTGGGTATCGGCGTTACACCAACTGCGGTTCTTGCGCTTAAAGCTGGTACAGCTACCGCCAGCACGGCCCCGTTAAAGTTTACTGCTGGAACAATTCTTACAGCAGCAGAAGCTGGTGTGGTTGAGTACGATGGCACGGTGTTTTATGCCGATATTGCTGCGTCTACCCGCACAACAATTGTTGCCGAACAGTCGGTAGTGCTTAATACAGCATACACACTAACATCTCAAACAGCGGCGCAAAAACTGTTTGACAATACAGCCAACGGGACAGTAACTTTACCAGTTGGAACGTATTTTTTTGAATGTTTTTACAGCCTTTCTTCCATGAGCGCAACCTCTGGATCGTTTGGTTTTGCGCTTGGTGGAACAGCAACGTTTACACAAAGATGGCGGTCTGAGGCTCAGAAAGGAACAGCGACTTTAGCGACTGCTACAGCGACCCAAAACACATTTAGCACAGCAGCCAGCACTACGTTAGCAACTGCTTCTGTTAATACGGTGGGCTATGCTTTTATTTCTGGCATTATTAACGTGACTGTAACGGGTACGGTTATTCCACAAGTATCTCTAGGCATTGCCGCTGCTGCTGTCGTTGGTGTTGGTTCTTATTTTAAAATTAACGCAGTTAGCCCAACAAATAGCACTACCAACGTAACGGTTGGCAACTGGTCTTAAAGGGTAGAAAATAATGGCAACGTCATACAGTACAAATCTGGCTTTGGCCTTACCCGCTACAGGGGAGTTGTCAGGTACTTGGGGCACAACGGTCAATGATAATATTACCAACATGCTTGATCAAGCGTTGGGGTATCAGGCTTTTACTGCCACTGGAGGCTCAGACACGCTGACCATTCCTGACGGTACATCGGGGGTAGCCCGGAGCATCTACATTCAGCTTAACGGCACAGGCGGCGGTACGGTGAACGTCCCCACAGCTAAAACAAAGATGTACTTTGTTTTCAACAACACCGCATCTGCTATCACATTTAAGGTCACAGGCCAGACTGGGGTATCCATCCCAGCCGCCGCAAAAATAGCCCTAGTCAGCAACGGTACAGATATCATTACAGCCGAGAACTACCTTGCCGCTTTAACCCTTGGCGCTGCGCTTCCTGTAACATCTGGTGGTACTGGAGTCACCACCAGCACAGGCACAACAAATGTTGTGTTGTCAAACTCACCCACGTTAGTCTCTCCCGCACTTGGAACACCAGCAAGCGGGGTTGCAACCAATTTGACGGGCTTACCTCTCTCCACAGGTGTGACAGGAACATTGCCTGTTGCCAACGGAGGTACAGGCCAAACCACCTACATAAACGGGGAGTTGCTAATAGGTAACACTACCGGCAACACGCTGACTAAAGCAACGCTGACTGCGGGTACTGGTATTTCCGTCACCAATAGCACGGGCACAATTACGATTGCAGCCACTGGCGGCACGGGTACGGTCACTAGCGCAAGTGTCGTCTCTGCCAACGGATTTGCAGGGACAGTAGCAACTGCAACAACAACGCCCGCCATCACGCTCACAACGTCCATTACAGGCGTCTTAAAAGGCAATGCCACGGCAATCTCTGCCGCTGTTGCCGGGACAGATTATGTAACCCCAACAGGCACAGAGACGCTGACCAACAAGACCCTGACCAACCCCACCGTCACCAACTACACCGAGACGCCGTTCTCAGCCAACTCAAGCACTGCCATCACGCTGGCGCTTACCAACGGCACTGTGCAGATCATCACGCTAACGGGTAATGCCACCATCACCATGCCAACGGCAACAGCCGGTAAGTCTTTTATTATATTTTTAAAGCAAGACGCTACTGGGGGCAGAACAGTTACTTGGTCAACGGTTAAATACCCTAGTGGGATTGCACCAACAATTACCGCTACAGCATCTAAGCAAGATATTTACAGTTTTTTTGCAGACGGTACAAATTGGTATGGTGTAACGGTCAGCCAGAACTACACACCATAAGGACTGAAATGTTTGCAGCAGGTAAAACAGCCAGTAGTTCAACATCTAAAGGAGTATTGGCGGTAGCGCACAGTACAACACCATTTATTACCGTTTACTCATGGGGTACAAGCGGGTTTAGAGGTACTTACAGTAACCCAGCCACGTTGCCAACGGGTGATGGAAAGGGCGTAACTTTTAATCCCGATAGTTCAGTTATAGCTGTAGCTCACGAAACAACACCCTTTGTTTCAGCTTATCCTTGGAGTGGCTCAGGTTTCGGAACTAAATACGCAAACCCAGCTACGTTACCTACGGGTAATGGTCAAAGCGTAGCTTTTAGCCCTAATGGTTTAAATATAGCGGTAGCTCACAATACCACACCTTTTATATCAGCCTATAATTGGTCTAATACCTCTGGATTTCTTAGTAAAAAAACAAATCCAGCTACGTTACCTACGGGTAATGCTACAAGCGTGGCTTTTAGCCCTGATAGTTCTGCAATAGCAGTAACTAACACAACTCTTTCACCATATATATCAGTGTACCCTTATAGTTTTGCCGTTGGTTTTGGCACTAAATATACAAATCCAGTTACGTTACCTACGGATAGTGGTCGAAGCGTAGCTTTTAGCCCTGATGGTTCTTATATTGCGGTAGCTCACACTGCATCACCACAGATCTCAGTCTACCCTTGGTCTGGATCTGGTTTCGGGACTAAATTTGGTGACCCCTCTCCACTGCCCGGAACTGGGTCATTAAGTGTAACTTTTAACACTAACAGTACTGCGTTAGTTGTAGGTATGTCTACTTCTCCCTTTATGCAGGCTTACCCTTGGTCTGGTTCTGGATTTGGAACTAAATACACCGACCCAGCTACATTGCCCACCAGTAATGTAAATGGTTTAGCTTTTATTTCTAGTGGCGAGACTCTTGGTGTAGCTCATAATGGTAGCCCACAGATATCAGCGTATCCTTTTTCTGGCAGTGGATTTGGAACTAAATATGCAGACCCAGCTACGAAACCCCCAAGCACTGGAAACGGTGTAGCATGGGGCACAGTTGGCAATATAAAGTACCAGCAGTTCGTGGCTGTAGGTCACGAAATAAGCCCATTTATTTCAGCTTATCTTTTTTCTGGTAATGGTTTTGGTACTAAATATGCCGACCCAGCTACATTGCCTACGGTTCAAGTAAATGGTGTGGCTTTTAGTCCTACTGGTTCTGCAATAGCTGTGGGCGCTAATGGATCTCCATATATATTAGCCTACCCGTGGAGTGCTAGTGGATTTGGAACTAAATATGCCAACCCCGCTACATTACCTATTAATGATGGAGAAAGCGTAGCTTTTAGTCCCGATGGGTCTGCAATAGCCGTAGCTAGCGCAAGCTCACCAATGATTCTTGTCTATCCTTTTTCTGGATCAGGGTTTGGGACTAAATATGCAGACCCAGCTACCTTGCCTACGACCCAAGCAAACGGTGTAGCCTTCAGTCCTAACGGTTTAAGTATAGCTGTAGTTTCTAGTAATTCACCATATGTAACAGCCTATCCTTGGTCAGGTGCAGGATTTGGTACTAAATATGCCGACCCAGCTACATTGCCGGGCGGTACTGCACTAGGCGTAGCATTTAGTCCTGATAGCTCTGCAATAGCTGTAGCTCACACTACACTTCCATGTATATCAACTTACCCTTGGTCTGGTTCTGGATTTGGTACTAAATATGCTGATCCTGCTACATTGCCTACTGGTGATGGACGTAGTGTAGCGTTTAGCTCAGACGGTGCTTCAATAGCAATAGCGCATACTACAACACCATTTGTATCAGTCTATCCTTGGTCAGGTTCTGGATTTGGGACTAAATATGCAGACCCAGCTACGTTACCTACTGGTCAATGTCTTAGCGTAGCTTTCAGTCCTGACAGTTTAGCTATTGCAGTAGCCCATCTCAATACACCCTTTGTCTCAGCTTATCCTTGGTCTGGTTCAGGCTTTGGCACTAAGTACACCAACCCGACTACATTACCAACGGGTAATGGACGTTCCGTAGCATTCGGACAAATTACCACTTAACACAAAGGAAAATCATGGCAGATCAAACTGAAACCAAACCGCAAACCCGAGAAGAAATTCTGGCATCCTCACTCACAGCACGTGAAGCAGAGGTCATGCACTACCAGATCAACATCGACAACTACGCGCTGGCGTTTGAAGAAATCAGCAAGCTGCCGCCCGATGAGCGACTTGAACTGGCGGCATTTACTGAGCAGTTGCACACGTTGTATGCCTCTGAAAAACTTGAGCAGAAAAAAGCCAAGATCATGTTAGCTGTCATAAAGAAGCAAGTGGGGTAATCTTATGTTTGCACTCATTGAAAACGGTGCGGTTAAGAAGTATCCGTACAGCCTGTACGAGATACAACGCGCCAATCTCAATACCAGCTTTCCCAGCACCGTCAGTGACGAAACAATGGCTGAGTACGGTGCAATGCGGGTGTACTTTGCTACGCAGCCTGTTTTGTCTGACACTCAGGTGTTGGAGGAAGACCCACCCGTCTTTAACAATGAAGACCAGCGTTGGACACAAGTGTGGCGGGTGCGGGAAATGACAACTGAAGAGGTAACGCAACGCTTTGACAGCGCAGCATCTGCCGTTCGGGAACAGCGCAACGACAAGCTAAAAGACAGCGATTGGACGCAGATC